GGTTTTCAATAGCAATTTTTTTACATGGGTGATTTGCAAAAATCATGAAGAAGTCAATTGCCTGTTGTTGTCGCCCGTCAGCCCGTTTTGCTTCAAACCAAGCGGCACCAGACGAAGCCAAATGTGTGCAAGGTGGGAAAGCAATTATCATGTCCCATTGATCTTTTAACACTTCGACAACGTCTTTTTGCATGTGCCATTCCGGATAACCACCCGAAGCGGGCAAAATGTCACACGAATAGGCTTCGTGCCCTAATGCTCTGAAAGCCTTAGTCACGGTTTGACTTTCTTCACACGCTAGAAGAATCTTCATTAGTGACCCCCTATGTTTGCCACCGTCATACAACCGCACACTGTGCATTGGATTGTTTCCACACCTTCGGGCAGTAAATCGGTTATCTTGACCACGATTTGACTGGTTTTCTTCTTGCATAGCCGACATTCAAATTGCACTTTGTCCATAGTTGGATTTCCTCAAATTCTCTATTGGCTGAAGATTGATCTGCGTGACCCACCAATTGGGTTGCTTACTGTGGCGATACTTTGGGCGTTGTGCCATTGCAATGGGAATCCACCCAGCAATGAAGTAATGGGGCGATTGACCAGTCACAAGCACTGCAATGTCTGTTGGTCGATCGTATTCATGAATTATTAGCTGCCCCGTGACGTATTTCGTCCAGCGCACTTCGATCGCATTACCTACGTCAGCCTTTGTTTTGAATTTGTTTTCATACGGGTTGAAAGGTAGATCGAAGTATTTGGCAACGATCCATTCGCTACCGATTGCTTCAGCCGATTCAACCAGGTATTCAAACGTTCCCATTTCCTTTTGATAACGCTGGGGGTTGTCTGTGCCCTTTGTTGATTCTGCCGTCAATTTGACCGCAGCCAACATGCAAATGATTTCTTCTTCATGGGTCAGTTGCATTTTCACCTGCAACCGCCACACAACCAAGCCAGTTTTTCGCCTGCCTGCCCTACCTTGTAACCAAATGGGTCAAGTTTCATCACCTTTGCGCACCCGTCGCATTGCTCGACTTTGTATTCAGCAATTACTTCACCGTTATACATGAGTTTTGCAGTCATGCTTTGTGGATAGATTATTTCGACGTAATCGCTCATAGGTGCAACCGATCTTCGCAACGCTTGCAAAAGAAAACAATTAGACCGTCATCACGATCGTATTCATTGACCTGGGTAAAGTCGTCACAATCTGAACAATTCTCAACCCCGCCGTATCCGCTGAAACTGTAAATTTTGCCGTCGGGTGATGTGTAAATCTTTTTTAAGTGACTCATACCTGCGGTGCCCACTTTCCAGATGATGTTAATACGTACCAACGGGGTGTGCATTGAGTTGCCTTTGTGCGTTCAGTGCAGAAATACCCGCCCCATGTTTTTGGTGCGCCGTCGTGTGATTGCTTCCAAATCATGTGCCCGTGGCTGCATTGTGGTGCTTCGGCTACCAATTGACCGCCCAATTGTTTCGCTACTTCGTCCATTGATGAACCCAATGAAGGAATCCCTGACTGTTCGGCTTCAGCTGAGGTCTTGTAACTAGGCACGTCACCGAACTTTTTTGCCCACGGGTCGTAGTCGTCAGCCGTTGATTGTGAAACCTTCGTGCTGGTTGTGTCTACCTTTTCCATGTCTTGACGGGTTGGGCGTTTGTCAGTGCCTAATAACAAACCGACGCACCTGCCAATGCTGGACGTGACTGTATCTTCTACAAAAAAACGCGCCATTTGGACGTTATATTTTGCAACGTTGCCGTATGCGTAATCGATCGCTGACGGCTTCTCATCTTCGTACTCTTTGAAAATTTGGGTCTGCACAAAAATGAAACCCTTTTCAGCATTGAATTCGACAATGTGATTTTCGATTCGACCAGTTGGGTGTGTCTCCCAAAAACGCTTGATTCGTGCTGCAACGTCTTCGTAGTTGTCCAGGAAGCCAGCCATTATTTGACCGCCTTATTTGCCATGTGACGAACCATTGCCTTACGTCGTGCCATGCCTTCACGCTTGCCTTCTTTGAAGCCTTTTGCGTAACCTACTGCTGCTGAAATCACCATAAGAATGATGACAAGCGATAAACGACCCAGCGTTTGCGGGTCAAGTAGATCAAGTACCATTTTGAATTCTCCCGATTCTAGGCGGTAACTGCTACCACCTGAACTCAGGGTGACGCATGATTGGCGCGCGGTCAAGAACCTTGCGTGTTTGTCGGCGTGTCTCCAGCCTTCGGCTTGGATTTGAGTCCATTCCCAGCAAGTACGCCGCCCAATGAACCAGTCAAGAAAATTGCCAGGGTCTTCAATAAATCGATAAAGGCTGCGTCGTTGGGTGCTTGCGCGCTGACTGGTTGCGTGACAAAAATAAGTGCGTAGGTTATGCCAACGGTTACCACTAAAAACACGGCTGCAAGGGTTGAACCAATGATCAAAATCAGCTGCGCATGGATTTCTTCGGGCGACTTACGGCGTGCTGGTCTGTTGCGATTCAATTCCAAGTAGGTCGTCAGTGCATGTTCCAGTGGGGAAACATTGCGGTTTTTGGCAATGCGCTTCCCCCCAGTTGTCGAATTCTTGGCATTCATAACGTGTCCACCCCTGATACCCGCATGCGGACAGGGTTAGTGCAAGTGCCCAAACCAACCCTGCCGCTGCGAATCTGCGGTTCACTTCCCCGTAGAACCGAAGGCTTTGTCGTTTGGATTTAACCAGCGCAAAACAACTGGTGCAACTGCTGCTGCACCTGCCATTGCAAGGGTCTTTGGGTCAGTTACACCCGCCATGTATAGGGCAAGTGCTGCCGCCATGAATGAACGCGCCCACGACGCTGCTAGGGCTTTGGCTTGTTCCATTTTTTCTCCTTTGTTGGCTTCGTTGCTAACTTTGGCATTTCAACCTTTGGAAATTCTCCCTTGTAAGGCACAAACTTTGGAATACCGAAACCGACGATCTCCTTGCCTTCTCCGTATGATCGAACCTTGACCATGACCATGCCGCCATTACGCTGGTCACCTGTCCCGCTGGTGTTACCTTCAATCGTCAAGCAAGTCTTTGTGTCAATTAGTCCGACAACAATTCCAATGTGTGAAATGCGGTCAATGCCGTCGTGTGGAAAATCCATGAAAGCCAAATAACCCAATTGCGGCATGCTTGACCAGCGTTGAATCTCTTTGAATTTATGTGCGCCAACGGCAGTGCCAACGACTGAATGAATCTTTACTTTTGCTTCGGCTGCACACCAATTGACGAATGAACCGCACCAGGGCAAACCGTCTGCCTTTGTAAATTTGCCGTACTTTGTCAGGTTGTCGCCTTCTTCGATCGTACCAATTTCAGCTGCTGCAACTTCGATCAGCCTAGCGTTTGTACCTTCAGGATAAATCATGACGTCTCCTTTGGAAATGGCATTAGCCATTGACAAGTTTCTTCATTAAAACCAATGTGTCCCACTGGTTCCGGCGCAATAAATGCGTCAAGTGTTTCGTTGTATGTGTAACCAATGCCCGCGTAATTCTTTCGAATTTTGCCATTGTACGAAGTACGTTTGCACACCTGACCCCTAAAATTGCCGTACCAAATCTCAGGCAATAAACCTTCAATTTTTTCGGTTTCGTCAATTCCAACAATAACTTCTGTGACAATGTTATTTTCATTTAAAAATGCGTAATGTGCCATTATGAAGCCCAACTTACGTTGTCAGTCCCAGCAGTAAATGATGTAATTTTGTATGCACCAGATGTTGTTGTGCTAGAGGTCAAACCTGCGCCAACCGTGATCGTGTAAGCACTTGGATATTTTAGAATAACAATTCCAGATCCTCCTGCGTTTCCGCTAGTTGTTCCGTTTGCACCGCCACCTCCGCCTGTATTTACTGTTCCAGCAGTACCGCCACCGTTTTTGCCACCAGCACCACCCCCGCCAGAACCAGCTGCACCTGCTGAACCTGCGCCAGCATTTAGACCGCCACCTCCGCCGCCTGTTCTAGTTACTGACGAACCTGTGATGTTATTTGCAACACCATCGCCACCATTGCCACCGCTTGCGCCTGCTGCACCACCGACTGAACCTGCGCCGCCACCTGCGCCGCCTGATGTATAACTAACACCGTCTGTTGAACCTAAACCGCCCGCATAACCCTGATTTGTTGTTCCCGCACCAACAACGCCTGAAGCACCAGTCGCACCGCCGCCTGAACCGCCTGCGCCACCATCGCGATTGGCTGGTTGTCCACCACCCGAACCACCACCGCCACCTGTTGATGTAATTGTGCTAAAAACTGAATTGCTGCCAACTGAACCTGGTGCTTCCGCAGTTCCACCACCGCCACCACCACCGATTGTGACTGTGTAATTTGTAGAAGTCGTCAGTGTCAGTGGAGTTTCAGTAGAACCACCGCCACCTGATGTTTGCCCGCTTGCGCTTGTTCTATAACCACCTGCGCCACCGCCACCAAATGCACCTGCGCCACCGCCACCTGCAATGACTAGGTATTCAATTTGAAGTGCTGGTAACCCAGTTGCTGAAATAATCCCAACCAATGTGTTTTGCATTATGCAATCGCACCAACCACAATCCATGAGTTTGCAGCAAGTTTGATACAAGCAGCTGATTTGTATTGTGCCAAGACTGGTGCTGCCGAAACTGCGCCTGCGCTTGAAATTGTCGTTGTACCTGAAGTAACCGCGTTGATCGTTGTCACACCAGCACCCTTTTGATAAACGATCAGGGTTGTGCCAGTTGGAAAGTTATAGGTCGCGTCAGTTGGGATTCTAAAGGTATTTGCTGAAGCATTGTCCATTGTCACGATCGAATTTAAACCGTCGGCTTTTACTGCCGTGTAAGTCGTGCCAGTTTGTGCATTAACGGTCAATCCAGCAAATTTAGTGTCAAGGGCTTGACCAAAAACTTCAAAATCTGCTGGTAAGTCCGTTACCAAGTCAGTCGAAGTTGGCATTTGAAAACCATAATTGCTCGTTGGGTTTGTAATTTGAGTTTCCTTTCCTTAGGCGACTATTGTCGCATTTGCCCAGTCTAAAGTCGGCGACACGCTGGCCCATGTTTCGGTGATCGGCACGTCATTCCAACGCATTGCCTGCGTGGAATACGCCTGCGGTGACAATAACAAGGTCACACTCAAACGGTTATAAGCGGCTTGAAACGACCAACCTTCCACAAATCCTTGAAAACTACCTGAACTCATGTTGTCGGGCAAATTGTTGATGTTAATGGCTTCACCCATGAAAACTTTGATTAGGTTGTCACGGTCTGAATTATCAATTTCAGGGTTGGTCAAGTCAAAGGTAATTTCACTAAAAATGGGCTGAGGATTCGCACGCAATGACAAATAGAACGCAGCCTGCGCGTTGGCGTCAGCTGCGTCGTGCAATGTCGTTGTGATGATTTGTGCAAGGTTGCCATAAAGCGCGATTGACGCTGGGTCACTATCGGACACGTCGTTTTGACTGGTTGTGCCGTATTTAATTGTTATTGCATTTCGAACATCGCCCACGCGGGTTTGAATTCTAAGTCCTGCGGCGCGTGCTTGATTGGCGTCAAGATCGACATAACCATTTGCTGCAAGGTAATTGGTGCGGTGGGTCGAATCGGCATAGTTAATTCGTCCCTGTGCGTCCTCGTACAAATAGCCCAGCCCTGACGTTGCCAATGCTGAAACAAGCGAATAAACGTCAATTGGATCTTGTCCACTGCCACGCGCTGCAAGGTCATAATTGCCTGGACGATCGATTTCGCCCAAACCTGTGTTTTGGGCATTTGCCCAGGTTGTTGTCGGGTTATAGGTTGCCCAAGTCAACGCCCCTGGCACTGAAGCCCATGAACCAAATAAAACTGATTGCAAAACTTCAAAAATCTGATCGCCGTCAAAATCGCGGGCAAGTGCGTCGGTGTAAATGACTTTTGGCAAACGTGCCAATGCACCCAATGCGGTGATCGAATAAGTCTGCGTGAACATGGTTGTTCCCACGTCGCGAACTTCCAAACCAATGTCAACGACGTTGCCGCCGAAAATGGCAACGAATGTCCCTGACGTGTCTTTGATTGAAACGCCGATTGTTGAATTTATTGAGACTGGGATTGCGGTTTGATTCACGTCTAACAATTGTAGATTGACATAACCTGCCTGGGCTTGCTCGTAAATGTTTGTTCGACCGCTGCGAATCACAAGGTTAGCCAAAATCGCGTCTGTGTATTCAACGCCGTCAATTTCAACAAGCCAAACAGGATTCCATTGCGTCATTAAACTGCCACCAAATTGCCAGCCCCACCAGTGCCGCGATAAAAGGAATTATTTAATGTGTCCACGATTGTTCGCGCCGTGCCTTCTGAATCGATTGCACCAGTCACGTTCACGTTGATTATTGTGCCGCTGGTTGCCGCTTCGCCCTCGCGGAATGTGCCAGGGTTAAAGTTGCTTGAAACAACATTTGATGATGAAGTCGCAGCTGCTGCGGCTAATGACTGGGCAGCAGTCAAACCTTTTGCTTGACCCGCAACAATGATCTTCGCTTCGGCTAAGGCTGCCGCTTTGCTTGCTTCCAATTGTGCCTGTTGCTCAGGTGTTTGATAAACCGTTCCGGTCGACATTTGGAAATTGCCCAATGCCCCAGTCGAAGTTGAACCAGCGGTATCACCAATTTTTGGCAAATACTTAATGTCCGAACCTGGCTTGATTAAATTCAACCCACGAATAACCAAATTGATACCGTCAATGGCAGTATTCAAAATCGGCTTTATTGCGCCCAGCACTTTGCCAAAAATAGTGATGACCACTTCAGCGATAGTGCCAATTGCCTTTAATTGTGCGCCAATGACATTTCCGATCAACGGCGCAATAAATTTGACTACGTCCCAAAACGCCGAAAATTCATCTTTGCTATTCATGATTGCATTCTTGACATTGTCAAAAACTGATTTTGCACCTTCAAAAATAGGTTGAACAACTTTCTTAATTGTTGAAGCGACGTCGCTCATAACCTTGCCAAGCCCGTCACCTTGCGTCAAACTAAAGGCGTCAGAAAATGCGTTGATTGCTGGCAATGCGTTTTCGTTTATGAAAACCAACAATTTGTCAAGGATTGGAAGTAATGCCGTACCAACGGTTTCCTTTGCTTCGTCGAAGGCGACCTGCACGCGTGCGATCTTGCCCGCGTATGTGTCAGCGTTTGCAGCGGCTGCC